CTTTCATCTATTGACTTTATAGGATAGTTCCCTTAAATTGTCAACTATGGGAGTACCAAAAAGATTAACAGAAATGCAACAAAGATTCGCTGAGTTTTTAGTATTTGGTGGACCTGATGGGCCAATGACTAAACGTGAAGCTGCTATCGCTGCTGGGTACAGTAAGGATAGAGCTATGCGTGAAGGATCAGAACTAACCAATCCAAAATACTCACCACTTGTAGTAAAACATATTGGTGAACTAAAAGAAGAAAGACTTAGAAAACATGAAGTAACTTATGAAGGTCATGTTGCAGAACTTGCTAGACTACGTGAAGCCGCTTTAAAAAAAGGATCATTCTCTTCTGCAGTGAACGCGGAAGCAAACAGAGGAAAAGCAGCAGGACTATACATAGATAGGAAGATAATAAAAACAGGAAAGCTAGAGGACCTATCAGAACTAGAGTTAGAAGCAAAAATGAAACAAATTTTAGACGACTACGCACAGATAATCGATGTAACACCTAATGAATCCGAGTTATCTTCTTCACACAAGAAGTTGGAAAAACCGATCGTTCAGAAAAGTGAATAGACCCATCTTCTTCAACATCGTAACCTGCAAAAATTTTAACAGTATCTTCATCTTTACTAAATAACCAACCTTCACTTACAGGTGTTGCTAATTTCATAGATTTAAATTCTTTGTCTGTACCCCAGCCGCCTTCAGTTATGATATCAATCCAATCTATACGCACACGGTTGTAAGGAAACTTAACAGACTGTTTTACAGTCTTTGGTTTGGTGTAACTGTTTATTCTTCTAGATTTATTTTTGGATTTCATGTTTTCATTTTTACTCTTTCGACACCTAAATAACAATTTATTTTTTTCTTGCGCTAAAATTAAAAAAAACTGGGAAGGTATCGCAAATGACCAAAATGACCTATAAGCGTTGGTACATAAGGCTAATTTTGCGACACCCCCCCCCTCGCAAGGGTGTCGCAAGGGTGTCGCAAGTGTCGAAAATAGTGGCCAAAATGTGGCAAATTGTACACTTATGACGCAGTTTTTTTAGAATCATTCTAATCTAGGTGTCGAATGCGATACCCCCCGATACCCTGCCGATACCCTTGCGATACTTCAATCTCCTGGATAATATACATGATAATCCTATATTTAAGACAGTACTATTGACCTATAATACAGTTTTTTCTGCCTTGTTTCGGTCATAATATTTCCTCATTACGGACAACTTATCTTCGGCTTCTGCAATAATTTGTAACAGTTTGTCAATCTCTCCTGTTATATCTATATGCTCAGGTATAACTAAGTTCTGTTCACAAATTATTTCAATCTTGTAGTTTGCATCTTCTATAGCTGCTTCGTATCTCTTTAGAATGGTTCTAAATAATTTATCGTTCATTTCCATTTCCTCCACACAATTTTGCCGTCTTTCTTTTTGTATAATCTCCACGACGTTTTACCGTCAAAATAATATCCTTCTAATTTCATTTTGTAAAATCCTCCGGGTTTAGGTTAACTTTAGCTTTCTCTTTCTCATCATGTATTAGTTCATAATACATATCAAGTCGTTTTAAAAATTTGTGTTTCCAGGTCCGTAGTTCGTGGTCCGTGATCCTAAATTCTTGGTAATATAAGTCAGGCGTGCAAACCATGATAACTCCTTGGCGGATACTGGAACCGTAGACGTAATCGTGGGCCATGGCGTACGCTGCAATTTGCATATAATAATCTTCGATCCATTCCTTCTTTTTCGGACGGTTAGATTGTTTGAAGTCAACAATAGTTTCAAGATCGTTGTGTAAACATACAAGGTCTGTTTGACCTGCGTATAGGCCCGGGTAGTGTAACGTAACCTCACTACCATAATACTCTTCCACTGGCGCAAGACCCACCTCAATAATTTTGTCGGCCATGGGACGCGCCTCTTGTCCAATCCCTGTAAGATCAACGATGTTAGTTCCAAGTACATAGTGCTCGAGGAACTTGTGCATAGCTGTCCCCCTATTACTAGAATGGTTTTTGATTCTGTCTGCTTCTTGTTCACCTACTTTAGCCTTCCATTTTTTTATAAAATCTTGATTTTTGGTGGCTCCTAATATCGTAGTCACAGACGGAAGTCTATAAGAACTTATCTCATAAACACGTTTTCCTGTATCAGGGTCCGTGATCTGTTTTCCAGTCATGTAGTTGTATTTATTAGATTTTTTTATACCCTTGACCTTGGCTTGTTTTTGAAGCTTATCGACTAACTTATGATAGTCTTTTATATCTTTTTCACTCATTGTCATTTTAGATCCTTTATAACTATATAAATTATTATCATACCAATTGTAAAACAACCCATACCATAGAAAAACATACCAAACCCATCAGCTACACTCATAGTTTTCTTTTTAACTCCTCTAAGTATGCGCTGTTCTCTTGTCTTCTTATTAATTTTTCCATAGCTACACTTTGTTTAGTTCTAAGTATCTTAGCATGTTTACGCCAAGCCCAGGAGTTTATCTGCCCTGACCACTTCATAATAAAATGCAAACCATTATAAATATATTTATCAAACATTATTCTTTTACCAATGTACCTTTCTTAATTTGATTTAAGGGTGCTGAGTCGTGTACATTACCTGATACAGATACTCTTACACAATCAGATTCAAACGGGCTCACCCAATGTTTTAGCCACGCAGGAAAGATAAACATCTCTCCATCTTTTGGAAAGTATGACATATAAGTTATACAATCTCTAATTCCTTCACCATACATAAATTGTATACCCCCAGGTCCACAACTCTTGCCGTTATATTTTTCGTTTTCTTTTTTTAAAGGTTCTGGCACTGATAGATATATTACAAAAGATAGTTTTCCATCATGATCATGTGGTGGGTTAAATTCATGGGGTCGTTGAAAGTTACACCATAACGCTGTCAATGCGTACTCTGGTTTTTTATCATAAAATTTTGCTTGATACTTTTGAAACATTTGATCGTAGATACCAAGATACGGTGCAAGATAAGGTATAACTTTATCTCTAGATTCTTGCGTGTAACCTATTTCTTTTTCTATTTGACCTGCTAGTTTGTGTCTGTAATCTTCTTTAGATTTTTTAATCTCACTTAATAATACTTTTTTAAAATCATCTTGTATCTTTAGTTTGATAACACATGGTCCCCAGTTAAAAGTTCTAACTTCTATTTGTGGGTTCTTTTCTTTTTTAGTTTTCTTGGGCATTGTTTTTCCTTTTAAATATTACAACATTAGTCATGTCTGTTTGTTTTACTTGTTTATTTCGTTTACTAGGCATTATATCTAGCACTTCTTTTGTATCTAAATCTACAAAAATTAATTGTACGTCTAATTCTTTTTGTTTTTTTGTTGGAGTTCGATTAACTTTATAACCATTTTTAGTTCGTAAACTTATAGCTTTTACATCAATCAATATAACATCACCGGTGCCGTCTTCATCAACCAACACTAAATCAACGGGTCCGTGTTGTGACATATTACGGTGTACTGAATATCCTAGGTTAATAAAATATTCAGCAGCAATCAATTCTGCACGATCACCTTTTATATGTTTACTGTGAGCCATTTTTATCGTGTGTTATAACCCACCTTAAACTTGAAGTTACCGGATCAAATCCATCAAACTTACTAGTGCAAGCTGTCAGAAGTACCATCATCAATCCAACCCATATCATCGACTTCATAAAATTCCCCTTCCGAGTCACAGTCCCAGCACTGATGCACTTGGTCTTTTCCCTCTGTTGCCACTTTTACATATCCATTGCCCTTACACGTTGGACAAATGTGTATTCTTACTCTAGCTTTTTTTAATTTTTCCATTTAACTTTTTCGCTTTCTCATTTGCAATTGATTCAATGGTTTTACTTATAGACAATTTTGCGTCGGGTAATAATACCTTTGATAACTTATCTAAAGTAGCGTATGTTTCTTTTGTTAGAGAAACATTTTTATATTTACTCATGTCTGTCATGCGTTTCCTTTCATATTTAATA